GTCATGTTACCAAAGATAACATTCATATCAACGTTGGAAGGAAGTCCCATCATCTGAGCAGATTCTTGAATTCTTTCCTTCATCTGAATTGCTTGAGGGTCATCAGAAAGTTTAAGACGAGTATAAAGAATCTGTTGCTTATTCAATAATCTCTCTAAGAGAGCAACATGAAATAACTTTTCCTCTCGATTCATTCGAGGAAACTCAAATACATTTCTATAGATATCTTCCTGAAGATCAGAAATTTCAGCCATCTCAGCACGGACGACTTCAGAATCAAAAAAACTCATGTTCCCCCAACGACTTCTTTAAGTATTTTTTTATAATGGAATACATCTATATGTAGGAAAGGTGAATACTTTCTCATTTTTAAACTGACGGTTTCCCACACAGGATCTTTTAGTTTCTTATCAAAGTTCTTCCCGAACAGGAATATCTTGTCGTATATCACCAGTGTTTCTATACTGATATTACCGATCAGGAAATTTTTTAAGAGAAGTGGATGTCCCTTAGAACAATCAAACACTTCTTCAAATTTGTCTTCAAATAATTGTTGAGATTCTTCCTTAAACAAATAAGAAAGAGATTGAATTCTTTTCTGCCAAGACTTATATCTCAATTCTCCTTCTTTAATTAATTCACCAATCCATACTGTCTGAGGATCAGTGCAACTAATAAAGTTTGCAACAAAAAAATCTATAACTTCTTTATCTTCTTTTTGTCTGGATAACTTTTCAAACCAGTATCTATCCTTCCGTTTATAAAAGGATTGTAGTGATGCACGACTCTTACCTTGATACTTGTGATAATCATAAGAATCTTTTGTGAAATGATTCTTCAGAGCAAGGTAAGTCTTATAAGTATCAAAAGGCACCATTCAAAAAAGTAATATAGGGATTTTTACCGGGAAAATTTTTCCACTAAAAATGAAATTAAAAAACCAATCTGGCACGAGAAGTCTTCTTCAAGAAGTTTAACTCCATGGCTTCGTATTTAATCTTTTCTTTCAATGGTTTTGAAATAAGTTTTGGAACAGACTCAACATCAATACTATTCTTTTCACAAAAGTGAACGATGGCATCAATGTAATTCATATCCTCATTATGTTGTACGAGATTCTCAATCTCTTGGGCAAATCGAGAAGGACAGAAAAACTTATTCTCTAGTGCTTTTTCTAATTGATTCTCCATTTGACCTAACACAGTGATGTACAATCTTTTTCCTCAACTTTTGTTCATTCTAACACAAAGGAATGAAAAGTCAAGAAACTTGTTCTAACTTATCGTTTACAAATTTCTTGATGTATTGCGTAAGCAATTTTATGTATTTTTTCTTGTTGTATTCTTCGTAGACTTCTACTTCTCCATTCTCACAAGTCATAATAATTACAAACTTCTTTACAGATAATCCAGTGAGTTCGTGAAGCATACACGCATATGCACAACACTGAACGAAGTATCCATCAATCCACTCTCGTGGTTTAGGTTGTTTAGAAGTCTTAAAATCGATGATTGAAAGTTCTCCATCAAACTCTGCGATGCAATCGACAGTGCCTGCAACACCCAAGTATTGACTATAAAGAGAACCTTCAAGGGCATAAATGTTATTTATACGTTTAAGAGCAGGGATTGCAATTTGAAAGAGATGTTCTGAAATAGGAAGAACATCAGAGTTGCAATCCATGTTCTTCAGATACTGTTCAATTAAAGTATGAGTATCTGTTCCCCGACTTGTTGCTTTACGAGTAATGCGATCTGCTTCTTCATCACCAACCTTTTTACGCCACGCAGCAAACTTTTCTTTACTGAAATGACTGATTACTGATGTGATAGAAACAAACTTTTGAAGTTCTTCTGAAGTAGGAACTTTATAATAACGAACTCCATCAATAGTCTCCCTCTCAAGTTGAGGGAGATTCAATTCAACGTGCTCAAACATCACAAATTCAATTCCATCTTAGCAACAAGATACTCCTTACAGAGACCAGAACGAACAATATCTTCGACACCAAATTCAATCATAGACATTGAAGGCATCACTCTCAAAATTCTCATAAAATCAACAATACCATTACGTTCATTTGTTTTCACAAGGTCTGATTGAGTTGCATCACCACAGAACATAATTTTAGAGTTCTCACCGACACGAGTAATGATACTATCAAGTTCGTGGAAGTTCAAGTTTTGGAATTCGTCAACGATAATGATTGCATTATCAAGTGTAGTTCCACGAATAAAAGAAGTGCTCCAAAAACTAATCGTTCCTTGAGTTTTCAGATTGCCATACAACATTTCAAATGCAGAATCATCAGGCATTTCAAACATATACTTTACCATATTCTTATAAGGAATTTGATAAAGACTTGACTTATCCTCGTGGTCTCCTGGAAGGAAACCAATTTCACGAGTTGCAACCAAAGACCTTACAATATAAATCTTTTCGTAAGGTGTTCTCTCATCCAAAACATCACGCAATGCATTGTAAAGAGTGATGAATGTCTTACCAGTACCAGCAGCACCGTAAGCCACAACGTTTTGTTGAAGTTTATATTGTTTAAACAGTTCCTCTTGATTATCAGTAAGAGGCTCAATCGTCTTTATGATATCAAGATTGATTGGTTTTTTGCGTTTCATTTGTCTATTGCTCATTCCAAATGGCACAGGATTTGATACTCTTTTTTTCGGCATGTAATCAATTAATCGGTTTTACTTTAGAACCTGGCATCTTAGCTGCTTTTTTCAAAACATCATTCCATCCAGGATGTTTAACTCTGAGTTTATCATAAACTTCACCAATCTCACCAAAGTTTGGGAAAGTAGATGGATCGGAATAATCTCTTTCCCAATCAGGATTGTCTTTCTTCCACTGGTCCCAGTCATGAACACTCATCTTGACTTCTTTTTGTTCACCAGTTTGTTTGTTAATAACGGGATATACTGCCATAAAATTTTCTAAGGTATAGGGATATTTATTAAGACCACTCAAGGAATCTTTCAGAAAGTTTTTTTATGTGCTCAGAAAATTTATTTAATGATAAATCCATTTTCATACTATTACATATATGACAGCAAGATACAGAATTGCTAGAAGTATATCCAACACTATTATCTTGTCTGTCTATTCCCCAATGTGGAAAAGGAATACCAACATTACTTTCTCTTAAAAGTGGAGATTCTCCACAATAATAACAAGGTTTTGTAATAATGTCAAAGTGTTCTTTTTTTGTTAAACACCATTCTTTTTCTCTGTGTTTGGCAGATCTTTTACAATCTCCATAAATTTTATTGTGGTAGGATTCTATCGTTTTTTGCTTTCTCCCTATTTCCTTAGCTCTATCAGATCTAAGACATCCACAACTTCTACTTGTGCCTCTGGTTAAATAATCACCTCTAACTAATTTTTCTACTCCACATTCACATTTACATAGAAAACATCTAATAGGACGATTACTTGTTCCAAAATATTGGGTTGTGGGGGAAGAATTTATAACTTCCCACCTATTAAATTTTTGTCCTTCATTAAGAGTTATTGCTTTCATAGATATAACATACACTATATCTATTTATACATTCACTACATTACAATACCCAGTCTACATCCAAACCTCCAAGTGCTTCAGTGCAAGCTGGAAACTGTTCTGCAAAGATTCTTTTACAGTTTTTGGCAATATCCATATGCTCTTTCTGAGTTCCTGATTTTTCTCTAAGTGCAATATAATGAATCCAAGAACGCACTGAACCCGTCATATACAGGCGTGTAGGCGTCGCTAAGGGCAGTACAAACCTTGCACACTCCTTTGCTACCCCATGCGAAAGAAGTTCCTTGTAGAGGCGCATACCTTCCGCAAAATGATCTTGAATCTTGCTCTGCAGACCCAACTTTTCATACTCACCAATATCATCAATACTGTTCTGACGATTCTTGGTATCCTGACGACGAAGATCAGGAACAGGAATATAATCACTCAACAAAGAACTATCAGCATAACGCTGTGAAAATTCTTGATAAGTAAAAGAACGATGTCGCAGAATCTGTGCTGCAATACCTCTAGTAGTATT